TCAACTCCAATAGTTTTATTTACTTTTATCTTTTGTTCTTCTGTTAGTTTTAGTTCTATCTTTATTGCTTTATACATCTTTCACCTACCTTTCAATACACTTTTATATGTTTAAATATGTTTTTAATAACTGTTTTTGTTCTCCTTTTATTTTATATTTTAAAGTTAGTTATCTAACTTTTATTCATATTATACCATAAAAGAAGTATATTGTCAAATAGTTTTAACCATAAATACCATTATTATAAGTACCACTATTATAAGGTCTATTAACTAATGTAGGTTGATTTTCAAATTTTATTTCATATCTACCATCTGTTTGTATTTCCACCTCTACAGTATTTTTCTCTTTGGCATAATCTTTCTTATATCCACTTGTTACTACACAATTAGGGAATATTTCCATACTATTAGTATTTGGGTGGTTTATTACAATTCTAAAAGTTTTACCTAATAAATCATTAGCAAAGTCTAAAAAGTGTTCTCCTACAAAATAAGATATATTTATTTTAGCTATCATATTAGTTCTTAATATGTTCTTTCTCCTATCATTTCCATAGGTTTCATTTGTAATTTCCTCATCATACTTAAAAGATTCATAATTGATATGTTCTCTAATGTTGTTGTTGTTAAAATAACTCTCATCTCTAAAAGTAGTAGCATTGAAAAATTCTTTTACACTCAAATAGTGAAGTTCTATTGGAGTAGTTATTGTTTGATTAGTTGGGTATACTACCATATTTACTGTATTATATACTAAATCTAATTTCTTTACTAATTTAGTAGATAAAGTTATGACTTGTCCTACTATAGTAAATTCATTATCTTGTATTCTATTATTATTTATATATAGAGCAAATAAAGAATATGTATTAGGTATATTAATTGTGTGATTAGAATTTAAAATTTGATTATACAGTGTTTTAGCACCTATTTTATACATTATAGGCTTATCCCATACCATTTTATAAGATGTATTATTAGATGAGCTATTAATAAGCATATATTTATTTTTATCCGATGTATATAGAAGTAAATTATCTGTAATAACTCCTATAACACTTTCAATTTTTACATCTCCTACATTCAATTTACTATTTAGATTGTTATTATTTTCATCTTTTTCTAATACTCCATTATTGTTTTCAGTAGTAGAAATATGTATTTTTGTCAATTTATATTCTTCAATAAATAAACTTTGTGATGTTAGGTTTTCAGGTGTACCTACTATATCTGTCATATTTTCTCCTTATTAATTTAGGTATAAAGTCAATTAAGACTTTATACCTTTATTTCTGTTATATTAATTTTCTTAAATCTATTCCTTTATCTGTATTAAGAGTATCTATTAAATCATTTGTTGTAGCTTGAACGAACTCTTTTACAGTATTTTGTGGTATTACTACCCCTGCATTTACTTGTCCACTTATATAGAAGTTATTAATTACTGTTTGAGATGTTCCTGTTTCATATTTAATTTCATTATTATTATTTTGATAATTAATATCTTTATTAAAATTAAACATATCTCTAATTGCAGTTAATTTTCTTCTTTCAGTTTCAAGTTGTAACCCAGTAGACATTGCCATTTGAGAGATTTTAGATAAATCATTTAAGTTCATATTACCTCTTAAAGTTTTATCCATTTCCTCAGATAATTCAGTCAATCTATTACCCATAAATCTGTCTACCAATCTTTTAGACATCTCTTCTCCAATAGTATTACCTACTAGAGTACCTACACTTGTTAAAGCACTATTTACATCTGTAGATTGAATTGCAGACTTAAAGTTTTCAAACATAGATTGTTGAGTTTTAGATAATAGTCCTATTGTAGACATCTCAGATATAGACATTCCTTTTTCTTTTGCTACTTTTTGTAAACCACTTAAAGCAGTAGTAAAAGTATCTGTTCTCTCTTGTGCTTCTCTTAATAAATCCACTACATTAGAGAATGGAGTTCTCATATCATTAGCTATTTTCTCCCAAGTTAAATCTCTACCTTTCTTTTTAAGGTCAAATAATAAATCTCCTATATGTTTAAATTGTAATTCTAATCTATGTGCAGAGTTTGAAAATACAGTATCAAAATAAACTTGTGTCATATTATTTAAAATGCTTTCTACATAAGGTTTCATAGCAGTTACAAAAGAATTTCCTGCCGTTTTACCACTATCTTTCCATTGTGTTAAAAAATCCTTTCTAACATCTGACATAATAGTAACCATTACTGACATTTGCTCTGCTAATTCTTTTATTTGTTGAGTAATCCCCTCTGTTATAGTTATACCTGCATCTTTATATATTTGTGTAAGGTTTTTAACTAAATCTTCTTGTTTAGATACACTAAATCCACTGAATGATTCAAAAGTAACTCTATAAGAGAATTTATCCATCATATCTTTAATAGTAATCATAGATGTAACATAATTATCAACTATTTTAGCATACTCATTAAAGTTATTTTGAATACCTTTATTATATGATTTTAACCATTTTGAGAAATTTTCTAATTGCTTAACAGACATATCTAGTATTCCACCATTGAATCCATACTCTTTCAATAGTTGTTGTGTACTCATTTGATGATTTTCCATCCAAGTAATAGTAGACTTTCCAGTCAACCAATTTCCTGTTTTCTTACTTTCTTGAGTCATAAAACTAGCACTACCAAAATCTCTATTTACATTTATAATACCATATAACTTTTCCATTCCACCTAACACTCTACTAATATTATCTATTGTAGGCATAGATGAGAATATACTTACCATTGATTGATTTAAACTCAATAAGTTTGTATTTAAACTTTCAAGTCTGCTAGATACTAATTGTAATTGTTTAGTATTTTCATCATATTGTTTTTTGGCAAGTTCTGTCTTTTTGTCTGCTTCTCCTTGTTTCTTTTGTTTTCTTTTATCCATAATACCACCAAGCATAGAAAGACCTGTACTTATCAGCATTCCATAAGGACTTGCCATACCTAAAGCACTTGCACCTAAAGACCCTAAACTACCAAAAAGTTGAGATGTTTGTCCTCCTCCTAGACCAAAAGCACTTGCTATTGCTTGTCCTGTTTGAGCATCTGCATTTACTCCTTGAAAGAATTTTCCAAATTTACCTAGAGTTTCTAGTAATGCAGGGGGTAAAAATCCTTTTCCTTGTTCAGTCATTGAGTTTGCATACCCACCTAAAGCATCAAATAATCCACCAAGACTAGCACCTGCTTTTCCAGTACCACTGCCTTTAAAGAAAGCCCCTAATTGAGAAAAACTCTTTTGAGCTACATTATTTTGTGCTTTAATTAAGTCTAATTTAGCTTGTTCACTTGCTAAACTCTTGTCTTGAAGTTCTTTTATTTTCTCTCTAAGTTTTAATTGAATATCTAATTGTAATACTAACTCTTCCATTTCTTTTTCTTCTTCTTGAGTTAAAGCTAAGCCATTTTGCTTTTTATCTTGTAGAGCTTTTAATCTTTTTTCTAAAGATTGAGTATCTTGTATATCTAATTTAGCATACAATGTAAGAGCTTGTTGGTTTATACCATCAGAATTTATTAAATCTTGTACTGCATTTTTCATCTCAGGACTTAGATTTTCAAGTTTTAAATCTCTAATACTATTTTTTACATCTTCTATTTTTAACTTAGAAATGTCTATACTATCTGTTAATGCAGAGAAATAATCCATATCAGATAATTTATTCATATCATATAAAGATTTTTTATAAGCTATTATACTATCTATAACTTCATATTGTTTATTCTTTATGTTTTCTAAGGCTTTACTTAGCATATCTAAAGAGTTTATAGCAAAGTTATCATATTTATTCAAATAAGACATATAACTATCATACAACTGAGCTAATTCTTGTTGTTCTTCTTTAATTGCTTGTCCACTTTTGCCTTTTAGAGTACCCATAGCAGTAATTTCTTCAATTCTAGCTTTAATTCTTTCCATAAAGGCTTTATCGCTTTCATCTGCACCTTTTTGTATATATTTTTGACTTTCTAAAGTTAATCTCTCTTTAGTGGCTTTAAGAGTATCTAATTCTAATTTAAGAGATTGTTGTTTATTTAGGTATTGTTGATATTCTCTTTCTAAACCTTCTTTATTTATTAAAGCTATAGTTTGTTCAAGACTTAAACTTCTTTCTTGAAGTTTTACATATTCCATTTTATACTCTGTTTCTTTTTTAGCTCCACCACCTGAACCTTTAGATTTCTTAGGTTTATTTGAAGAACCTGATGAGTTTTTAAAATCATTTTTTAATGCAAAATATGTTAGTTCTTCATTCTTTTTCTGAGCTTCATCTAATTTACTCATACGAATAGCCATAGCTTCTTCTGTAATTTTTTCATTATCATAGTCATTCATTATAGCAAATTTTTGTTTTTCAGTTGCATATCTTGATGATTGCATATTTCTTTGCATAGCTTGAGTTGTAGCTAATTGTTTGGTTGTTATCTGCTTTGGGTCTACCCCTGCTTTCTTTAATACCTCTTCTGTATTTAATATTCCTACAGACTTACTCAAATATTGTGCTTCTTTTTGTTGATACTCTAATTGTTTTATCTCTCTAGTTATTATATTTATTTTAACTTGTTGATTTTTAGGTAAACTATCTAACTCTGCTCTTAATTCCTTTAATCTGTTTTGTGCTTCTTTAAAGGCATCTGAATTTAAATCTATTTTCCATTCCTTAGAAAAAGTATCATCAAACATCTTTAATAATTCTTCTGTATTATCTTTCCAACTTAACATTTTTAAATTTATTGGGTCTAAATACATACCTGAGTTAATTAGTTCAGAGTTTACATTATTTACATACATTTCCAATGCTTTTGAAGACCCCAAAACATCTTCATCCCAAGTAGAAATATAAGAAAAAGCTTCTTGAGTTTCTTCATTTACTTTTGCTATCTTGTCTGCAAGAGAAGTAATTTCATCTCCTGATTTAGATATTTTCTTTGCAGTTGAAGTTGAATATTCCCCTATAATTTCTATAGCAGAAGCCACATCTAAATATTTATTTTGGTATCTATAAAATTCTTGTTCTATTTGTTTTTTCATAGCTTGGTCTTCTTGTAAATCTGCAATTTTGAATTTAATAGCTAATTCTACAGGTCTTAATTCGCTTACTTTATATAATTGTCCTTCTGATTGTGCTTTTTTAGATTTTTCTAAAACACTATTTAAGGTGTCTTCTAAGTCTGCTACTTGTTGTTCTTTTATTGTAGCTATAGATTCCTGTATATTTTTAACTGTTTTTTCAGAATCTAATGTAGCTTGTAATTTTAATTCATACTCAGGTCTACTATCTAAGGCTTTTTTCTGATTATCTATAAGTTCCATAATTTGCTTAGTTAAATCATTTTGTTGTATAGCTAAATCTACAAAACCTCTAAACTCAAATTCATATACCATATTATTATCTTTTTTATTCTTTAGACTCTCTATTATTGCTTGATTTTTTGTAATATCTTGTGTAATACTATCTAAAGATTGTGATGTTTTTAAAGCAGATTGTATAGCTTCTTCTTTTACTTTTCTATAATAATAATAAGCAAATGATAATGTAGTTAATCCTACAGTTACCCAACCTAAACCACTAGATAATAGGGTAGATACTCCCTTTTTTAAAGCATTTGAAAAATCTGCAAAACTAGATATATTTAAACCTAAATAATGTTTTAATTGTCCAAAAGCTATTGCTACAGTTAATACTTGTTTTGATAAATATACTGAACTTACCCCAGTAGTAATTATTCCTTTAGATAAACTATTAAATAGACTATCAGGGTTATTTTTCATTAATTGATTAAATACATAAAGTAAACTTGTAAAAGTTCCCTTAACTAAATCCACTCCATCTACAGATATAGTATTCAAATTATTTTTAAATAATTCTACTTGATTAGTTAGAGTAAACATTTGAGTTTTAAAATCTGTCATATAGTCTTTACCTTTAGTTACAGTATCTACTATATTTTGTATATTACCATTAACTTGTCCTAAATATACTTCCATATCAAGAGCATGTCTTTGAGTAAACATTTTTTGTATAGTTTGTCCAGTTACTACACCTTCAACTTTTAATTTAGACATTAATTCAATAGCTAAAGGTAAATCTTTTCTAGCTAATTGAGATAAAACATCTGCATCTAACTTATTTGAGCTAGTTCCTAATGCTTTCATATATTTATCATCTAATTTATAATCTTTTGTATCTTTATTGAAAAGTTCTCTCGCCGTTTTTTCCATAGTGATTAAACGGGTGAATAAGACTTTGACTTTTGTTCCACTTTCCATTATAGTTCCATTTTTAGTTAAAGTTCCATTTCTTTAACTAAAAACAGTTTTTAAAATTTAATCCAAGTTCTCTAAATTATCTATATCTAAATTACTTATTTTTCTTACAGAATATTGTTTTGCTTTTCCATTATGATGTTTATGTACCCAAACGATTGCACTATCTGTAACTCCTACTAGGTTACCTGCTTCTACCCAATCTTTAACATAATAAGTTTTATTTTCGCTAGGTAAATAAAGTTCCACTAGAGTTAAAGGTAATATATCATACTTATCTCCTAAAACATAGTATAAACCATCGTAAGCTCTATTAAAATTAGTTCCATTAGATTGAATGACCCTAGAATTTTTCTTTAAAATTCCTCTTAATTTTTCACTATTTTGAGAGCCTATTGTAGAGGTATATTTCTTTCTATCATTAACTCTCCATAATAATCTTCCATATTTATCATAACAAGATAATATTTTACTTCTACGATTTAAAAAAGCTAAAGTAGGTTGTACCTCATCCTCAAATGTATAATATTTTCCTAGATATTCTAATTTATCAAACATACATAAACTAAACACTTCTAAATCACTTTTATATTTTGTAATAATTTCTTGTAAAGTATATTTTTTAGGTTCTAATTTTCCTGAACAATCATATTCTATTATATTAACATTTTTTTGTTTAAGTCTTTCTGTATATGTCATATAATTAGGGTAATGGCTACAATAAACATAACCTTCATTTAAAGTTTCTATTACTTGTCCTTGAAAATATGATATTTTATTACCTAATATAGTTTCTCTAATACCTAAATATTTACTAGCTTCTAAAATTGTATCAAAATATAAATAAAAATTATCTGTAGGATTTTTAAATACAAATACAGGCTTTTGACATTTAGGAGGTAAATTATTTAATAGTAAATTGTAACACCTATCAGTACCTACATATTTCTTTAATAATTCTGTTTCCTCATACCTACTCTCTAATTCTGTTTCTGTTTCTTTAACAACAATAAATTCAAAATTGTCTAAAGATTTTGTTAAGTTGAAATCCTCTTGTAATTTAGTACATACATGTGTACCCTTTTCTAAATTACCTTTATGTTCACTAAATCTTCTTACAATATCTACTGTACTACCAATATAAAATTTGTGATTTAATTTGTTTGTAATTTTGTATAAATAACCTTTCATATTATAATATCTCCTTTTTTTAATATTCTTGAAAATAGTAACTATTATCAAGTATGGATATTATAACATAAAAAAGAACTTTTGTCAAGTAAATTTTAAAACTATTTTAGACTATTTCTTCAACCTAACATACTAGGTTGCCTCCCACTTCCAACCATACTTGCCTATGGTACTTTGATAGAATTGTTCAAAGGTTTACTGTACTCTCCCCTATTCTCTAGGTTCTCTAGTCGTTGAGCTTTACCCATACTTTTAATTTTAAAAGGTTAGGGTCTTAGTTGCAGATTGATTATTGTTATATAACCCTTAGAACTATCTTACGATATATGCGACTTATTTCATCATAGGTCAATCATTATATTTTTTCTGCTTTCGCCACTTTCACACTTGCCTTTTCAAGCTATGTTGTAGTTATAATGATATTAAATTTTCCCTGCAATTCAAGAGGTTTACTTCAAGCAAAATTTAGTGTGGAATCATCTAAATTGTCTACTTGCCGATTTACCTAAATTGTTCATTACTCCAAGTCCTACTGCCCCAACTTCTAATAATTCTTTTTTATACTTAGCTAATTCTTCTCCACTTCTACCACTAGATTGTGCTATAGCTCCTAGTGAACCTGCTACTTGGTTCATACCCCCACTAATACTTTCCATACTAGATGCAGTTTGTATAGCAGTAGAGTGTAAAATATTTAAAACATCTTTTACTTGTTTAGATTCTATGCCTAGAGATACCATTACTTTAGTAACTGTTTTAGCTGTACTATCTAAATCTTCCCCAGTAGCTACTGAGAGTTTAGCAGTTTCTTTAGTTATTTCTAATGCTTCTTTATAAGTTCTACCTGTTCTTACTAAAGCATCTGCCGTTGTAATTAATTCATTAACATTTTTAGGAATTTCAGATGACATACCTAGAAATTCCTTTAAAGTAGACCTCATATCTCCTAAACCTTTGTTAGAAGCGATATTTAAGTTTGCTATATTTGATTCAACTTTAGTATAATTACTAACTTTATCAAATAAATTCAAAAAAGATTGATAAGTTAAACTAACTGCACTTAATCCTATTTGTAACTTGGCATAAGCACCTATAATCTCATCTACATTTTCTTTTACTTTTTGAGGTTTTTCGCTTAATTTTTTATTAGTTTCTTCGGCACTTCTTCTTAATTTTACTTGAGATACTTCGATTCTATTTAGTTGTTTAACTATAACAGACTCATCTACCATACTAAACTTATAATTATTAAGATGTGCCATTTTATCTTCTACTTTTTGCAATAGTTCTAATACTGCTCTTATTCCATTTGCAACTTTAGTAGTTTTTATGGACATCTCAATAAATGTCTGTCTTCCTGCCATACTACCTCCTATTTGTTATCTTTCTTTAAATTGTCATATTGTATTTTTTCTACTTCATATTTCCTAGATAAATAAGCTCTTTTTGTTTCAATCTCTCTAAAACTAAATTCACTCATACATTTATTCATATTTTCTTTAAATATAACACTATTACCAAATTCTGAACACACTTGTATAGACATAAAGGCTTCAGATAAGTGTTCTGTTTTCTTTCCATTTTCCATCTCTGTATGAAGTATATTTAAAAATTCAGTTATTAATTTGTTTTGCTCATCTATTATATATTCTCTTATATCATAGAGTTCTAATTCAGACAAACATAAACTATTAATAAGTTTATTCAACTCATATATATCTTTAACTCTATACTTGTCATATACTAAATTATCTTTAACAAATGCTATATCTGATAATTCCTCTACATCAGACTTATCAATTAAAAATAAATCTATGTCTATAAAATTAACTATATCATCTATTATATTCTTTAACTTCTTAAATTCCAATAAATTTTTATATTCCTTACTAAGTTTTGTTTCATTAACTGAGGTATCTTTAATATCTTTTATATGAAAAATAAAGGGGATAGTTATATCCCCCTCTAGTTTAAACTCTCCCCTTCTTATAATCTCTAATTTGTTGAATATACTCATTACTTTTTAGCCTTTGTAGTAGCTTTTTTTGATGTTTTATTATGTTCTTTGATTAATTCTTCCTCTAATGTACCATCAGTTGTTAATTCAGTTTCTAAGGCTTTTAATTCCTTTTGTCTTTTTTCTAAATCTTTTTGTAAAGAAATTAAAGTTTCTTCTCTTTTTTCTTTAGGTAAACTATCCATTATAGACCAAAATTTAAAAGTTTCAATTTCTCTAGTTAAATCTTTGACATCAGTAACTTTGGCTTTTAATAAAGATACTAATTTATTTAATAAATCTATCATTTCAGGTTGAGATAATACTTCACAAAATAAGTTTAAAGCTCCTTGATAGTCTCCTCTTTCTAACCCTAAATCTTGCCATAAAGTTATTTCTGTTTTATCCTCAGATTCAAATACAGAATCAAAATCAATATGTAATAGACAATCTAATAATTTGATTTCTAATTCTCTTTTTTTGAATTTATCTTTATTTTTGGTATCATCTATAACCATTATTAAAGATGTGTCATAAGCTAAATCAGGTCTTTCTTCTCTATATATTCTTTTTGTTTCATCTGATAAAAGTCTAAAAGGTATAGTTTTAATACAATCTTTTAAATCTATATCAGGTAATTTTATATTTGCTTTTAAACTTAAAACTTCATTAAAAGGTTTTATTTTAAAAGGTAATTCTATACCTTTTAAATTTTCGTGTATAACTCCTAAATCTACCACAACTGTTTTACTATTACTTTCTCTTACTTCTTTTAGTCTTTTTGCTAATTTCATATTCTCTTTTCTCCTTTTATAATAAAATATAGGATAGGATAACTTATTACCCTATCCTTATAATTAAATATTATTAGATTGCATCTACTGTTTGATAAGGATTCATATCTTCTAAATTTCTATCATATACAAACACTTTACAAGCATAGAATTTATTTCCACTTCCTAAAGCAAAGTTTACTGCTTTTGCACCAGTTAAACCTGTTCCTGCTTCTCCTACAACTACTATAGTATTTTGTTCTGTAAATGTAGTTCCAGTATCTGAGAAGTATCTAGCTTTTATTCTAGTATTTTTCTTTAATTTACCTTTTAAAGTAGCTCCACCAGTTTTACTTATAGTAATTTCTCCATTTGCTCCAACTTTACATAGTGTAGGGTTAGCCACACCTGTTATTGTAGATGCAGTAGATGGGTCTAATACTATACCGTCAACTACAATTTCGTCTAATTCTTCATCTACATTTAATTTAGATGTTTCTCCAACTTCTAGTACATAGTCATTTCTTTCCCATACATCACAAAGTCTGTTTCCACTTAGAGTATAAGTGTTTACATCTCCTTCATCTTTAGTCATTCCAGTTGTAGCTATCAAAGGCATAATCATTACATATGTTTTATTAGCTACTACTCTAAATTCTAAACATACAGTTTTGTTAAATGTATCATAGGCATTTCTAAATGTATTTTTTCTAGTTTGAATTTTACCTGTTGTTGGGTCAACTGCTCCTGTTACTTTTATTTCATCTGCTTCTAAACCAAATAATGCTTTAAAAGGTAAGTTCATTTCATTTGCTTTCGCTCTAGCAGTCTTTGATTTCATAGTTCCATTTGTACCTACTATTGTAACTATTTCATCATTACCTACATAAAAACTTTCTCCTTTAAAGATAGCATTTAATATTGAACGATTTACTCCGAATGGTGCATTCTCTCTAACAAAGTTCAAGTCTTCTTTCATTTGTATTGATATTTCTGCATTTGGGTCTTCTTCGTCCAAGATTGTAGGTGCAACATTCGTACCATTACTAGCTTTAACAGAGTTTATTCCATAATTTCCTGATTGTAAGTTATCTGTTGATAGCCCTGAAACAGGTTCTTTCATTGTTAATAAGATAGCATACAATGATACTGCTTTTGTTTTATTTGAGTAACCTAAAGCAGATACAAGTATCTCTGTACTCGTTCTTCCAACTGTTTGTTCAGAACCCATATCTATAACTGTTTTATTTGCCAATTATTGTTCCTCCTAATTTATATTATTAAATGTTCTTATCAATACATAGAATGTTCTATATATATTTTCTCTATTTTCTATAAATAGAGAGGTAGTAACATTCGTATCAATAAAAATATATTTATTTTTAATTAATGTATTATTTTTCAAATCATATACTTGTAGCATATTTCTTTTTCTATATAAGAATAACTCTACATAAGCTCTAATCTCTTCAAAGAGTGTACCTTGTTCATCTGAGAGTAAAGCAACTCCAAAATCTATTCTTTTAAAATTATTAAAAGTATTAGCCGACTGTTCCCTAGAATATGAATAGTTAGCTTTTAACAGTATAGGTTGCTTATTTTCCAATGTAAAACTTCTTTTAGGTAATTTATTTTGTCTATCTATTTGTATAATTATTTTATCTGAAATTGTTATATCTACAATATTATATATATTAACACCATACTTAAATGTTTTGTTTAAAAACATATCTTGAGTAGGCTTTATATTATTATCTATTTCAATAGTTAATTTATCTTCTACTTGCTCTAATATTTTAAATTTTATAGGGTCTTGTATTAGAACATCATTAGTAAAATAGTAGGGTAAATTATCTTTATTTGCTTGATTGTTTAAATGATAAATAAGTGTATTTAATTCTATCATATTACCACACCACTTCTTTTTATTTTTCTACTTCTACCCTCTGCTAAACTAAGTAGTTTCTTTTCAAATACTTTTATTACATTTTCAATATCTCTATCTGCTTGAGTTTCAAATAAATCTGTTACATAAGCCACTATAAAAGGTTGTAATTTTGGGTCTATACCTCTTGGGTGTGTAGTAGATGGCATATTTGGAGAGGAGTTCAACATATCAAAAGCTTCCGAATTAACTGTAAGATAAAAAGTTCCATCTATATGTTTTTTTAAACTAATAGTATCTCCCTTTTGCATCCTCTCTTGTAAAGTTTTCCAATGGTCATAATGGTCTACATATAATCTATCTGAGAGTTTATTATAACCCCCTGCTTCTAATACTGTTCTAAATAAATCTCTAGTATATCTAGTGTCATATGCAGTTGCCTCTGCTATTTTATATATGTATATAGCCATTATATCATTTTGGTATAACTCTATTTCCGATTGAAAATTTGTTAAAGTTTTATTTAAGTCTTCTATAAATTTACTTAATTTTTTACCTTCTCCTTTAGACATTTACCAACCTACCATATATCTCTCTAGCATTATCAAAAGACCCATTTTGAGCTACTTTATATACAACATATGTATTTCCTTTATATTGAATTTTATAATTAGTGAAATCATCTATAGGACATTGAGATAATGTTTCATCCATTAAATTTTTAGCTACCTTTAAATCTGACACTAATATATGGAATATAAGTTCAAGTTTATGTGAGTTATTACTCTCTTCTACATATTGTTCTTTTACTTTGGCTATAGTACATTGAACCTCATACTCTTCTAAATTATTATCTGATTGTATATAACAGTAATCTTCAAATAAATTTTTTAACTTTTTAATATGTTTCTCCATATGTTGCTTAATCTTTTTCATTTACCAATCTCTCTCTATATATAATAGTCCATGATTTCTTTCTAAAGTATTACTGTTTGGATTCTTTTCATATTGTAAAGCTAATTCATATTGTCTAAGATATTCTGATACAAGTTGTCTTTTAGCTTTTAATATTTCTAAAGGGTTATTATAGCTTATAACATCTGTATCATTTGTAACTGATTTTACTTCTAAATCTTCTGCATAAGAAATTAAATCTTCTAATGCTTTTTGATATAATTCTTTCCATTCATCACTTGTTTTAGTGTAAATGTAAGTAGTCATTGTGGCTTTCATACAACCACCTCGTTATTTCTTTTTAGTAGTAGTTTTTTCTTCTTTCTCTTCTACTTTTGTAGTATTAGGTTCTACTATTTGTTTATCTAATTCCATTAGTAATCTTATAAATTCTAATTTTTTACCTTTATATTCAGAAGAATACTCAAAAGAATCACAATTAGATACTATTGTACTAATTATAGTTGAATATTCTTTAAATTTATCTATTATTAAATTTTTTCTATCTTCTGTCAATTTTCTATCTCCTATTTATTAAAAATAGGTAGGTAGAAATCTACCTACCTTAATAGTAATTATTAACCTGCTATATTTTCATATGTTTTTGCTATTCTTTCTACTAATTTTTCAAGTTTAGTAGCTTCAGTTGTAGTCATCCAACCTTCTTTTCCTGATGTATTTTGTCCTTGTGCTTTTGATAAGATAACACCTGATTCTCTAGCCAATACTAAGTATTCCATAGGATGTATTCTTAATTTCATTCCGTTTGTATCGGCAGGGCTTGTTATAGCTTTTAAATCTTTTTCAGTAACTAAAGATAAACCTCTTTGGTTAGTAGCTTTATTTACACATTTTAAAATCATATCTCTTCTACCACTGTCTAAGAAAACTATAAAGTCATCTGACATATTAGCTATTTCAATAAATTTAACCCCTGCTACATTTAATACTGGAGTTCCATCTATTAAATGGTCATCTTTATATTTAGGGTAGTTATATAAATCTCCTAAATGATATATAGTTCTACTTGATGCAAGAGCTATAATATCATCTCCTGAATAAGTATTATATGCTTTAATTAAATCTGCACTATCTAAAATATCTGCAACTGCGAAATTACCTGATTTAGTTCCTCTATAGTGAGATGTATTACCCCATTTGTCTTTTTCTAAAGGATTTAGAACGATTGAGTTGTCTTCTCCTCTTAAAAATCCAAAACTTGTGCTATAAGGTTCTGCTCCTGTTCCTTCGGCAGGTAATTTTCCATAGTCTGAGTGTCCAGTATAGATTGCTTGTAGTAATTTACCTGGTGTAAATCTTTTTAAATATACTTGTGAATATCCTTGAACAATTTTAGCATCTTGTTCTAATAAGTTTATTCCATTATTTTCTGCTTCCATAATGTCTTCTACTTCGTGTTTAAACACTGTAGCATTATATCCTTCAGAAGTTTTTAATTTAAATTCTTGTAATTTTTTCCCAAATTCAGGTACATCTGTTGAATAAGTACCTTTTGTAAAATATAGATTGTGATTTTCTACTGGGATTCTAGCTCCTTCTATTCTAACTATTTCTCTAATGTTTCCACTTAAAATATTTACAATAGGTTTTTGTAGTTCAGGAGCTTTAGAGTTTCCTGTTATTAAGTGCATTACGATTGCTTCTGCATCTTTATTGCTAGAGTAAAGTTCTTTAGGTAAATCGTATATGCTATTTCCTGCTATTAGTACCAATTTATATTATCCTCCTATTATGCTTCAAATCCATTTATAAAAATTCTTACTGCAACTCTATTTACATTATCTACTAACACTCCTACAACTTGTTTAGTAGTTGTACCAGCAGTTAATGATAATTTACCCCCTGCACCTAAGTAAACATATTGTCCTAATGTTCCTTGTTTTCTTTGTATTCCAAATAATTCCTCAGGGTGTTCTATGATTGCAAAATTTTCAATGGCTAAATATCTGTCATTTTGTCTTTTATCAGTTACTGGTTCAACTGAAAATGCTTCTCCCCAAGCAGGGAAATCTCCTTTTGTAGCTATTCCTACTGCCTTTTTAGAAGTACCTTCATCTGCTAGTTTTATTTTACCATTATCTACACATACTAATGCACCTATAAAAATGTTTTCTCCAACTGGTAGAGATAGGCAAGGTTGAGCCATAGCATTTAAACCTGTACTTCTTATATTGATTTTATCTGCCAACTTAATGTCCTCCTATAATTTAAAATTTTAATACCCATTTTGTTTTGCCCAATTAGATATAACTTGTGCTTCTCTTTGTCTTTCTTCTAAGTCTATTTCTTCTTTAGTCTTATGTTCTTTATTCAGATTGACAGTTTTATCATCAAATATACTTGTAGATTTCTTTTTATTTGCACTTTCATATTTTTTCTTTTCTTCCTCTTCATCTATCAATTTAGATAAAGTGTCTTTGTATATTTGATATTCAGATAATGCTTTAGTAGTATCTTTATTGTCCAAAACTACTTTTAATTTATCATAATAACCTTGTAAATAAGGTTTTTCTTTACTATTTGTTTCCAATTCTAACTTTAATTTAGCAATTTCATTAACTCTTTTAGTTTCTTCCAACTCTTCTTTAATAGTCTGAAATTGTGTATCGAATGTAGATTTAATATCTTCTAATTCTTTTTTCTTTTGGTCTTCTAGTTCTAACTTAGCTTTCAAGATTTCTTGTTCTGCTTTATCTTTTCCTAGACTATCTATTGTTTCTTGTAGCTTACTTTCTTTTTCTTTTAATAAGTCTTCTGTTATTTTTGTTTGAGCTTTTGTATTTTCTAACTCTTTATTTTTTAATTCATTTTCTTGTTTTAATCTATCTAATTCTTGCTTTAGTTTTGCTAACTCCTCTAAAAGATTAGGTTTATCATCTTTTTCTTCAACTTTTACTTCTTCTTTTTTAGGTTCTGTTTCAGTATCGGCAGTTTTTAAATATTTTTCCTCTGCTTCTGTTAGCTTTTCTCCTTTAGCTTGTTTAGATAATATTTCTTCTAAAGTCAAATTATTATCCTCCTATTCTTTATATTAATTTTCTCTTTTATAACATACAGTATTTCTGTATGTCTGACATATATATAACTTACTCATTTTTATTGTCAACTTTTTTGTTGTTGATTTCTTCTACTGTTTTAAGTTCATTTGCTTTAACTATCTGAACATCACTGTTTCCAAGCATTAACTCTTTATTAATTTCATCAGTAAGTAATTTAATCTCATCTTCTGTTTTTCCTTGTTCTCTCCATAATTGTTGTAGAGTTACTTCTCCACTCTTTAACATTAATGAATTTGTTAATGCTCTATCATAAGCACTATCTCTAAGTATAGCAGTAGGCATTTTAAAAGACAAATCTACATCTTGAACTTCATCATACATATTATTAAGTTTCAAAATACTTTCAAAGAAAGGTTTAAAACCATTTATTATATTCTGAACATAAATCCATATCTTTTGCTCCATTCTTCTGTTTATTTGTTGGTATACTTTAGAACTATCAGAGCTAGATAATCTAACATTTAAACTAGGTGGAGTTAATCCTGCCTTTTCGTGTAAACTATCGTATACATCATTTCTTTCATTAAACATACTTCTAAGGTCATTTGATATTTGTATATCTTTTACTTGTGCTTGATTAGGTTTATGTGTATTTAATCCAGTATTAAAAGCATTTTGTTTCTCAGTATCAGAAGTATCTTCTCTATCAGATTTAATTTCTGCATACCCACCAATATTCATACTTCCTGCCGTTAAAGTACCATCTATTACATATATTTTTGGAAAGCCTATAATTCTATTTGAACCTCTGATGTCACTTTCTATTTGGTCTAATCTTAAACTATCATCTATATATTTATCGGCAGGTATTCTACTAAATGGACAATTTGCTATATCATTTGATTTTATATGAATTATAGAAAATAAATCACTTAAAGATTCGGGATATTCTGTTTTATTTAATATACTTATATCCCCTTTTTTATTCTTTACTAAGGCAGTACCTTTCTTTTTTGTACCATCTGTAGCTAACATAGTAACTTGTCCTCTCTCAAATACTATAATAACATCTTGTTTATTATCTTCTACTACTCTTTTACTTTCAAAATCAAAATATCTATCATATTTGACTGTTTGCCATACATATGTTGTTGGTCTTCCAAATTTATCTAATATTATGTCAGATATTTCTTCTGTAGGTATAATAGTAACACAAGGTACATATGCTTTTGATTTTGTTGAGATATCTTCTATTTCTTCAAAATAATAATATAAGAAACAATCCCCTTTACTCTCTAAAATATCATATATTGTTGTATTTAATGATGTCCAATTAATACTTTTTAATATAGGTTTTAATATGTTTAGTTTATCTTTATGAAGTTGAGCATCTAATTCCAAAATAGGACAAAATGCTACTAATTTAGATATTACTTCTTCTATGGCATCTTTTGTAACATACAATCTTTTTTTGTTCTCATCAGAGATACTATCATAATCTCTTTGTTTATTTGGGTCAAAAAATTTATTTTTAAAATGTTCATAAGATTTACCATTTCTCATCTCTTTAATTATTTTTATGACTTCTTTTCTATCCTCCCATAGATTAGGGTCATATGGTTTATATATTGACAACTCTCACACCTCACAATACTGGACACCAAGTATCCATTTTTATTCTTTTTATCTCTTTAATTTCTCTCATTAAGTCCTCTTTAGTAGCCACAAGTTTTTTCTTATTTCTATCTTCAAATTTTCTTAAAAACAAGAAAAATCTATTTTTTCCATCATCATAAGTTTTCTTTCTTTTATCTATTGCATTAACTCTCTCTATAAGCTCTTTTAAACCTATATTGAATAATGCTAGACTATTCATATGGTCATCAGAAAATTCCTCTCCTCTAGGTGCAGAATAAGTTAAGACATAATTATTTGTTTTACCTGCTTTCTTTTCAAAAGTTAGCATTTCATAATATAATTTTTCTGCCTCCCAACTAGCTTGTTTATTCAATAATTTTAATTTACCTTCATATAATTGGCTCTCTAAGTATTGGAACATTCTGCTTTTTAATAAGTTATTATATATAATAGGCATAAGTGATATTACTACATTATATTCATTACAATATCTAATAAAACTTTGAGCAAGAGCATAGCCTATAGCAGTACAGTCAAAACAAAATACATCAACTTTATATTCTATACATTTTTTAACACACATTTCTGCAATCTCATCTACTGAAAATCTTTGTGTTTCATTTTGGTTGAAAGTAAACATATTATATACAGTGCTATAAAAATTAGTTTCATCTATAGTTGTTTTACCTATAACTAAACTTTTATAGTCGTGCTTGATAGAGGTGTCATAACCTGCCACAATAAAACTACTCATATCATCAATGTCGCTTACTACACTTTCTCCTAATACTATAGGTTCTGTCATACAACCTATATTCTCTAATATTTCCTCTGTCATAAATCTTCCAGTCAAAATGCTAGGGTTCATATAATAGTTAAATTGTATATAAGGAGAATTTTGACCTCTTTCTTTAATATCTCCTTCAACCTTTTTCTTATAATAAAGTGCCATATTAATATCAGTTAATGCTCTTAAACGATATATTTCTTCCCATTTTCTGATAAACTTAATTACACCACTACTATTATATTTAGACACAAATACACTTAAACTATCTTGATTAGGTACACCAAATATAAATTGACAACCCCCAGTAGCAGTTAAGAATGGAGATACAGATGTTTCAAACAATTCTGCATTTATTAGCCCTGCCTCATCTATTACAAGTGCATGAGCAGATAACCCATCTTGAGTAGTACCCACTGATATAGCTCTCATTTGACTATAAGGTATACTCTTTTTTTGTCCTACAAACACTTTATTTATTTCTATATTAGATATTTCATCTATTAATTTACTATCATCTTTTTTATATATTAATTTATCCTCATAATTTTCATTATGAAATTCTATAGCTTTATAAATATAAGGTTTAACTTCTTTACTTAGTTTTTCCACTGCATCATTTTTATATGAACCTAGAACTAGATAAAATCTTTCTAAAGGTACATCCATATATTTAGGTAAATATACTACTGCAAAACCACTAAATATCTTAATCAATTCAGATTTACCTGCTTGTCTACTCCAAGCCATTAAAAACTTTTCAGAATTTCTCTCTATAGTGGCTTTTATCATCACATATAGTTCACTCCATTGATACACAAATAAAGGTATAGAGTTCATTTGTCCAGTTCTTTTATCAGGTCTTCTACGAACATACATAACATAGTTAAATAAATCTCTATATAATGGGTTTTCTAAGAATAATTTACCCTCTTCTGTTTCACTATCATATTCATACATAAAAGGAATGTAAGTATCCTCTTCTTTTACATACATAAATAACAATTTAGAATATTTATCAAGATAGAATAAAGGTTTAGATAATTTTTTATTCATTAATTAACAAACCCCTCTATATCTATATCATTTATATTATCTAAAACATCAGAATCTTTATTAGTAGATAATTTAACGACTTCTCTACTAGCTTTCATATACTCTTGAGTTTTATCGTCTGCTCTATCTTTTTCTACATTAACAGGACTTACATCATCTAAATTCTTAGCTACTTTTTCCATACTATCTAATAAAGCCCTAATATCTTTTCCAACTGCATGTGCTTCTTGTAAATCTCCACAAAACTCTTGATATTTCTTAGCTCTATCTAATTGTGTTTGTAACTCCTCCAATAAAGCATATCTATATTCTTTACTATTCATCTTGATACTTTCTAACCATTTATTTTTTTTATCTTGATAATATTCTTTTAAATCTTTAGGTAACTCACTTGCTAAAAAAGTTTCTATCTCTTCTAATTCTATATCAATACCTAATATATCTAATTTATAATGTATATCTACTGGCGATAGTCTTTTAGCTCTTAAATCTAGTATCTTTTTTAATACATCTTCATTTTGAGTTTCTATAAATTGTGTAGACTTTAATTCATCTACTGTTTTTGTTAGTATATTCTCTTTTTTACTCCATTCTCTTAACTTCTTAGCTAATTCTTCTTCTAATTCTTGTCTTTTTGCTTTCTCTTCTTGCCATTTAGTATATAGTTGTTCTTTATTAAACTTATCTAAAATACTAACAGATACCTTATCTTTTGCCATTAAACCTCCTTTTTCTTTTTCTTATATTTCTTTTTATTTTCTTCACTTTTTTTATATAATGCTTTAAGTTTTTGATATACAGTAATATCTTTCTGTATTCTAGTCAACTCATCTACAGGATTTAACCCCATATCTTCCCAAAGTTCAAATGCTAAATTTCTTAATCTCTCTAATGTGTAATTTACAAAATGTTTAGGAAATGAACACTCCTTTATTAACTTTTCTTTTTCAAGTTCAGGAGTATATACTACTGTATCCTTTAATACACCTTTTTTAATTTTCTTTTCTCTATTTAATCTTCTACTAGATTGAGTCCAATCCTCATAATCTATAGTTATTCTTTTAGTTACATCTCTATGATATTTATATATATCATAATCTTTTAAATTTAATTTATTTTTCCAATAAGCTATAGTACCCATAGATATTGGTGTTCTTACTCCAGTTCTAGTATCTAATTTATACATACCTGTTTCTTCCATAAATTTAGGCATATTTATTAATTTTCTCTCTGATATTTTATTGTTATTTTCATCTAAATAATTATCTAATAAGTATTGTTTGAATTGTTCAGATGTCATTTTTAATTTTCCATTTCTAGTATCTACAAATTTTCTCTTAATTGCTATCAACTCCTTAATATATAAAAAGGTAATAAGTCTTAACCTACTACCTATCTAAAAGAGAAAATCAGAGAAAAATAGCATATTTGACTTTTAACAAAAAGTGTGCTACTATATAAGTAAAGATATAAGATTAAAATACTTTGTCTTATATCTAAACATATATATAGCAACACTATATTTTATGTCAACTTTTAAAGAATTATTAAGAAAGGAAGATTAATGATAAATAATGAATATTAAAACTGATAAAAAATTTAATGCAAAAACAGACTTATACCCTTATACTCACGAATACTATTTTGGTTTCTTTAAAACTAAACAGATGGTAGATTTTATTAAAAATATGACTAAAATAAATCCTAATATAGATTTTGAATATTTTAGTTTACAACTGTATTTAACTTGTTTAAAACACAATTTAAAGCCTAATAAGAAGTCTGCCTACTATTTACTCCAACTAGAATGGAGAAAGCTAAAAAAGTACCCCTCAGAGCTTAAAAACACAAATATCAAAGAATTAAAATCTGAAATAGTATATGATGACATAACTAAAGAAAAAGAAGAGAAAATAATTGAAAATATAGATAGTTATGACTTATATAATAAAGTAATAAATTATGTGAATCATAATTGCACTCCTAAACAAAAATTACTCTTTAAACTATATTTCTTTGATGATTTAAGAATAGTAGATATTCAAAGAAAACTAGGATACAATAGTAGACAAGCAGTAGATAAAACTTTAACTACTGTTATAAAAAAACTAAAAAATAAATTTGGTGTAGAGTATAAAAAATTGAAATTAGAAGAATAAAAAAGAGATAGAATTAACTATCTCTTTTATTTTCTCACTCTATTAAATTGTCTATATATGATACTGGATAATATATTATATTATCTAAATAATATTTCTTATCCATATTAGTAATTCCGACTAAAATAGGGTTATCATACCCTGTAGCATAAGCTAATAGTTGTTTATTAGGGTTTTGTTTATTTGTTTTTATCTCAATTATGACAACTCTATTACTTTCTTTATCTTTTGCTAATATATCTATTTTTCCTACATTCTTAACATTTACTTCTTGTTTAATAAACTTATATTTTGGAAAAAATTTATCAAAATTATTTATAATTTCTTTTCTATAATATTTTTCTATTATTCGTCTACTTTTATCAGATTGGAATTGTATCATATAATTAGTAATATCAACTTTAATTAAAGATATACCAAAATACTCATCAGAGAGTAAAGAAATTTGATGATAAAAATGTACAATATTTTTATACTCTCCCCAGCTTAAATATTCTTTAAGATTAAAATATGTCATAAAGAGTGTTAAATAATGTACATTTTCATTTAAAAGTATACAAAAATAATAAAAATACTCAGATTTAGATTCTAAATTTAATTTATACATATTCTTGTATGCTAATTTCTCAAAATATAAAACACATTTATATGTAGATTCTCGTAACCAAACATATTTATCTTTATGTCTAAATCTATATTTCATATAAGTTTGAAATTTAAACTTATATTTATCGGGTAAATATAATCTAAATAAATTTACATAATATTCTACTTCTACATAATTTAAAGAGTGTATAGAGGTGTGGGCATCTATATATTCTTGTCTATCTAAATAATTCATAATAAGTATCTCCTTTCTTATCTTTGTTACACCCTTATAAGCCGTTTAAGATGTTTTATGTTATTAGAGGTATAATTATATACCTCTATACTTTAAAACATCTTAAACAAGCTCTCATAAGGTTAAATATTATTCCTCAGTATCTCTTTTTCTATATCCATACTTTTCTAATAATTTTTTGATACCTTCAATTCCTTTATTAGTAGTATAAGTTACTTTAATAAACTCTCCATTTACTAATTTTTCTTTTACCTTAAACCAACCTCTTTCTATATAACTTTGATATGGCTCATTATTTTTCATTAGTATTTTTAAACTTCTTAGAAATTGAAACAATCTATTTCTACCTAAACCATAGCAATCTAATAATTTAGCAACAGTTTTCATATCAAAAGCACTAGCACTTTCAATTAAAGTATTATAAAACTCTACTTTAGGTTGATACTGTTCTATTAAGTTATCTTTTTCTTTGATAGTTCTATTTAATATTTGAACTGCTTTTGCTAAGATTAATTTCTCATCATCTTCTTTACTTATAGGAATATAACCCCCTGTTTTTCTTACTTGAGGAATAACTATATCTGCTACCCATATTTGAAAATTCTCTGCTAATTTATTTTTAGCTTTCATACAAAGTCTATAAAAGATATTTTCCTTTATAAATTCAGGTAAATTCTCATTTCCGATACCGTCGCAACTTGTTGCGATGCACTTTAAATCTTTTAGATATTGTCTTATAGTTCTCCAACGAACAACTAAATTTCCACTTTTAGAAATTTCTGTAAAACCTAAACCTATACAAACATCTTCTAAATTTAACCAAACATTTCCTAAATCATCTTGATAACATCTTAAATTATCAAATTTTAAAACTTGTAAATCTTTACTCATTTTTTTCCTCCTATATCTTCTTTATAAAATTTTTCTAATAGTTGTCTAAAAACCTCTGATTTTGTTATTCCATATTTTTTAGATAACTCCTCAAGCATATTTATATGCTCTTTATCCATTACTACTGTAAATCTTTGCATTTCTTGTTTTTTATCTAATGTAAACATATATACACTCTCCTTTACTATCTTGTTAAGAACATTATACACCATTATTTTTAATTTGTCAACTATTATTTTAAAATTTTTAAGAAATATTTTTACATAATTTATTATAATATAAAATTGTAAAACTGTAAGCATAATAAAAAGAGTAGATTTCTCTACTCTTTATTTATAAAAATCTAAATTTATTTCATCATAAATATACTTATTTCTATTATAGTTATGTAAATCTACTTCCATAAATTCTTTACTTTCACACTCTTTACATAAAGTAGAAAATGAACTACCTTTAGACAATATAGTTATAGGTTTTCCACAACAATCACAATAATATCCACTTCCATATTGAGAATAAAAATAATAACATTTTAATTCATATATTTGTCCTAAATAAAAATCTTTTGTTAAACATTTTATATAAGAATTTTTATAATTATCTATTAATTTTAAATTATCATAAGTTTCATTAACTAATCTTTCCAATTTAGTATTTATTTCATTATGCTCTGTTAAATCACTTTTGACACTATATAAAGGCTTTAATTTTAACCAATTTAAGACATTAATATTTTCTACATCTTTCTCATTAATAATCATAAAATTACCTCATAAACATATTTTTAAATTTAGAAAATATATTACTTTTCTCTTTTATTTGAGTTTTTTGCTCCTCACTTAAATATATCTCAGACAATTCTAGTAACTTTTCTATGTTTTTGTCTACATCTATTTTCTTAGATATATTAGGTTGAATTTGTGTTAGCTTTTCTAAAGTTAAATCACAATACTCATCCACCCAATCTGCAATATAATATAGTCTTTCTGACATCAACACATCTTTTCCTCTTTGAATAAATGCTCCAAATATTATTGGGTCTTTCTCAGGTTTACTATTTTTTCCACTTTTAGCTATATTATTATTTTTAGGTGTATAATCAGTAAATAAAATAAAGTATTCATCAAACAATTTATTCTTTTTACAATATTTAATTTTTTCTTGTACATCTTTTGGTATTGGTCTTTCAAAATTTTTCATTTCTATTAAAAAGATATGTTTATCATTTTTTAAATTTAAATTTTTAATAATATCACTTAAATCATCTTTAAAAATATAATTAGTTATTCCATACTGGATTAATTCATTTTCTCTTTTAATATTTTTTAATAAAAATGTAGTTTTTTCTATTAATTTTGTTTGTTCTATACTTAATGCACTTTCTAAAGTGTCCATTAAATTTTTTTGAATAATATCTAGTCCTTTTTTATCTATTACTTTTTTATTATTCTTAATCTCTTCAAATATTTCACTTGTAGTCTTGTCTAACATATATCTATTCCACCCCTATTTCTAAATTTTTCTTATATTTTTGTAAATAATACTCATCTCTATCTTTTTTATTTTTTATTAATGCTATTATACTACTTTGAACAAGTTTACTACTTATAAATAGATTATAAATCTCTTCAATAGAAATTTTTTCATTTAATACTGCATTTTCTAACTCTAATCTTACATTATCAATATAATATCCAAGTACACTACCAAAAACTTCTTTATAACCTTTTGGACAATAAAATTCTTTTAGTATTTCTTTTAAATTCCACCCTTTAGGAATAACATATTTATGATAAACATATGTACCTATATACTTGTCTTTATTTACTCTAGTATTAAACAACTTTTCATACCAAGATAAAGGTTTAAATAATTTGTTATATTGTTTATACATTTATATCACTTCCTTTAATAACATATAATTAGTAGCTATTCTATAAAATACATCATTTAATCTATCCATATTTATATTTTTAGATTTTAACCCATTGGCAAAATCTCCATAATTTCTTATTCTTTCTTCTAACCAATTTTCTACATCAGATTCTAATATTATTAAACTATCTTTATTCATTTTCTTTCTTTCTATTAAGTCTACAATATATTGAGTAAAAAGTTTACCATTTTCTAATCTAGTAGTATCTAAAATAGCAGGTATATTATCCATTATGTCTAATGTAGGAAATTCTCCATCTCTAATCATAGAATGACAATAAAATAAACATCTAAATATATTTAATAAGTGTTTTACTTTAATAACTTTATCTTTCTCTACATATTTAATATGTGATTTTAAATCTTTTTTAGCCATTCCTGTATAATGATATAAACATTTTTTAACATCAAAATACTCATCTGCTACTTCTCTTAATTCATTTATATAGTAAAAATTACTATAAGCATTGTCTACATTTAACCATTCTAAAATATTAGGGTTAGACTTACTTATTAATTTTAATGCTTTATCTAAAGAATACATTTGTAAATCTATTTCTAAATCATTTCCATAAAAATTGCTAGAAAAACAATCTTTATTTCTTTCTAATTTTAAATAGTTATTTAAAGGTTCTACATAAATACCTCTTACATCTATATCACTATCTATACTAGAATAACCATACACTCTACTTCCATTAGGTACTACACATAAAAATTTAATATTTCTATTATTTTTATATCTAGTAATAATATTTCTTACATCTTCTCTTTGGCTTAAAAACATACACACATCACTCCTTTTTTTTAATTTATACTTGTTATATTTTAATCATATCTATTACATTTTCTTAATTGATTTCTTCTTTCTATTTTTCTAGGTTGATTAATATAAAAATTATGAAAAGGTACTTTTACATACTTTAATTGATAAACTCTAAACATTAAACCAAATAAACCTACCCTATACATTTCTTTAATTAAACTTGGGTATTCTACTATTGACACCATATTATTTACTCCTTTTATAAAGACCAACTACTATACATACTAATACTATAAGGACATCTTTGCCATAATGACTTATCTAATAATTCTATGAAAGTATTACATTCAAAAAATGTTTTTATATCTAATTCACACCCTAATAATTTTGTATCATTACAACTTATATTTAAAATAATACTTTCCATATCAAATCTTATACCTCTAATATAAAAAGTTTCAATTTTATCTGTAAAATGATTTCTTACTTCTCCTACATAACAATATTTATTAGCAAGGTATTTATATTTATTTATATTGGAATACCCATAATGTAAAGGATACATAATATGCCCCCAGTTAAGTTCAGGATTCCACATATCTTCACCTTTATCTTTTATATAACACTCTACTTCTGCACTTAAATTTGCTTTTTCTATTAAATTTTTAATATGTAGAAATACTTTCTTAAAACCTTTTTTAAATGGATAAACTTCTTCATAATCATCACATTCTTTATAAACTTTTAATCTTTTCATACTATCAACTCCTTTAATTTTTATTATAACCTATTATAGCATATTTATAAACTTATGTCAATATTTTTTTTGTAAAATAAAAAGAGAGTAGTATTTACTCTCTTTCATTATAAATATTTTCTACATTTAACATAAATTGTCTTAATTCATCTTCATCTATTATATTCATAAAATCAACATATAATTTATTGAATTTTTCAAATATATCAATCTTTCTTTTACCCCACATAGCGAATATATCTAAAATTTCTTTGATTGTGAAATTATGAACTTCATCATTTTTCAATCTCCATTCAGTTATATCCGTTAATTGTGTTAGTCCTAGAGTAACTCCTAATGCTCTTTCTTTAAAATTCTCTATGTCAACAGGTAACATTCTAAACACAAAGTCATTATATTTAATATCTTTGTGCATTGCACTGTTTCTTATTTCAAATAGTTTTTGTTCTAATGATTTTTTCCATTCAATAAAATCAAATTGCCACTCAAAATCTTTCCAATACCAAAACCAATCATCTTGTTTTGGTTTTTCTTTATATTTTATTTCGTTATTTTCTATGTATTCTCCATCTTGTAATGTATATTCTTTCCAAATATATTGTTCATATTTGGTTTTTTCTCTAATACAATCTTTTTCTTTGTCATAGAACATACTAAAAGATGGATATTCTTCTCCTACCCAATAACAAACATTAGGTTGGTTTACTTCTTTATTCTCATCAACGACATCTAATAGTTGCCATTCATTTAATTTTGCTTTTTCTTTATCAAATATATATTTACTCATTATTAACCTCACATATACTATTATAAATATTATTTCCAAATTGAAGGGTCTTGTAAATTAATTTCTTCTATCCTATACATTTCAGGATTATTATATAAATCATAAGCATATGTATAATTTTCAAATTTTGGAGAAATAATATGTTTTTCTTCATTACTTATATTTTTAAACCATAAATCTAATCCCATTGTAGCATTTGGTTTTAAATTATTAATATCTATTTTATCTAAATTCTTAAAAGTTAATATAATACCAAAATTCCACCCACTATAACTACTTATTAAAAAATCTTTGATAAAAAATATGAATGGAAAATCATGAGAAGAACCATTTTTATTCATAGCTTGAAATCCTAGTAATCTAACATTACCATTTATTGTAGCTTTTCTTTTACTCATAGATGGTTGTTCATTATTATTATCCTCTCCATAATCATTATAAGTATTATTATATTTTATATAATATGCTACAGGCATAGCTTGATTTTTAAGTATATGTTTATCTTGTTCTGTCTTCAATCCATATTTTATATATATTTCTTCTTGAAGCCATTTATGAAATAAAAATGCAGTTAAATTACTTTGATGTACATTTTCTAAATAAAAATGTAATTGTATAATATATGGGAATCTAAAATATATTTTATTCATTTTATTCACTAAATCTAATTTATTACATCCCCACAATGACATATATTTACTCGCATCTCTACTCCAAGTACCATTAGCATCATTCTCTTTAACATTATTAGCAAATCTATTTACATCTATATCACTAGCTTTAATTGGTCTATTAATATTTTTTATTGGAGTTCTTAATATTTCATGAAATTGACTAAACTTAAATGCCATTTTTAATCCCCTTAATTTCTTCTTTCAACTCCTTAATGGCTTCAATCAATAACCCAATCATATTTCCATAAGCAACAGTCTTATATCCATCTTCTCTGTCTTGTACTACCTCTGGCAATACTTTTTCAACTTCTTGTGCAATAACTCCAGTTCTTCTCTTATTATTCATATCATAAGTATACCCACTTAATTGGCAAACTTTATCCAAAGAATTTTCTATTTTCTCTATATTACTTTTTAATCTAATATCACTAAATGCTGTTATATCTCCACTAGATATAATTTCATCTTGTGCTATTAACTTATTTTTAGCATTTAATGTACCACAATAAATATTTGCATAATTAGTGGTATCCCCCTTACCAAAATGAAAATCTGAAATAGTAGTATTCCCATCTATTAATTCAGGGTTAAACCAAAAATTAGCATTATCACTTAAAAATGTTGCACTATTATTTGAATTAAATTTTATTCTTAAATTAGAACTGTTGGATTCACTTGAATTAGGGTTATTTGATTGATTTTGTGAACCTATACCAAATTTTGCTTTAAATTTAGAAATTTCAACAGATGAAGCATTAGTATCATTGATTATTTTATTTAATATATCTACTCCATTAGGTAAGTCTGCACTAGGTATAGTAAATTCTTTTCTAGTATTATTACTTAAATCTACAATCAATTTTTTATCTTGTTGTGTAATATTAGTAATACCTACACCATCTACACCTTTAGCCCCATTTAACCCTTTTTCTCCTCTGTCTCCTTTTTGACCTATTAGGGTAGGTATACCTACCCAATTTCCACTTGTATCTTTTATATTCAATATATAAGCCTTTGCCATATTATTGTGTCAACCCCCTAATTAAATTTTGTAAGTTTTCAGGGTAATCATCATCAGTATAATATATGATGTTAGAACATCTTAAATCTACATACCCATTATCTGCATATTCTGTACTCATTATATTAAATCTTATTTGATTACCATCTGAATTAGGTGCAATAAATATACTTCCTAATAATACACCTGAATCGTGAAATAAAGGAGTATATATAGGATAAACACTTCTAAGTCCATAAGGAATAGCAAATTGAGTAAGATTAGTCTTATTTGTTAATCTTAATTGTAAAGCAGTATTCCCATTATATGTATACTTTCTAGCACTAGAACCATTAACTTCTGCTTTTGGTTTTAATCTAAATAAATCCCATTGAAGTCCACCAAAGTTTAGTATAACCCAATTATCTATTCTTCTAATTCTTATTTTACCATCTAATACTTTTGAAGTAAATTCTATTGTTCCAGTATCCCCTTTGATTACTTTCCAATCTGTATTATTATTTCCTGTCTTTAACCATAAGTAAGCTCCATTAGTTTTAGCTTTATCTAGGTATAAAGTATTTACCTCTGCTTGAACTACACCTTTAGGACTTCCAGTTCCTTTTATAAGTTTAGTATTATCACTAGAACCTTGAGAACCTTGTTGTAATAAGGATTCAATATCTATACCATTTTCTGTAGGTTTAATCCAAACATCATACTCTGCTTTATTAGGTTCTGTTTCAGATACAATTACACTATTATGTCCTCTTTCTCCTCTTAACCCTTGTACACCTTGTTCTCCCTTTAATTCTTTATATGTATATGTAGACTCTGTATCTTTTTTGATACCTAATTGAGTACCATTCCAATTAAAATCAAGAGAAGTACCAGTATCTCCTTTTAAGCTAGGTAAATTGATTTCTTTATTTACACCATTAACTTGATATGTTAGCTTTCTATCTACAGTGTTATAATCTAAATTTTTAACTATAGTAGTATCTTTGCTTTCATACAAAGTATTTCCTTTATTTTCTACTATTGTTTCTATATTTGCAGTAGATAAATTTACATAAGAACTTAAATCTATGGTTTTATCTATATTATTTTCTTTATATGTGATAATGTTATTACTAAATCTAATATCAGTAATAATTTTTTCTTTTAAATTATCTAAATCAGATTTTTCTGCTTTTAGTCCTAATTGTGTTAATATTGTGTTTATTTTGTTAGGGTCATTGCCTAATGCTTCTGCTATCTCTTGTAATGTATTTAAAGATTCAGGAGCATTGCCTATAATTTTATTTACTTCTGCTTGTACATCTGTTATTTTTAAAGCAGTGGCTTTATCTTGTTTTAAATTAATATCATTAGTTAGATTTAATTTGTCTGTTGCATAAGTAGAATTATCTACTTTTTCATTTAATTCTATTTTCTTTGCATAATCTGTTAAAGTAGATTTATCTGCTTTATTATTAATTTCATTACTTAAATCTGTTGCAGTACCTACATAAGTACCTTTTTCTAATTTAGATGATATAGTAGGTACATATTCTGTATCTATAGTGCTTTTAACTTGTTGAATAGTTATACCTTGAGGTAATTCTATAGTTTTTTCAATATTATTTTCTTTAAACTTTAGATTATTACCTACTAAATTTAATTCTGTAGTTGCTTTTGTTAATTTAGCTATATTGCTATCTATTAAATTTTTTAAATCTTCTGCCGTTGTACTCTCAGATAGATTACCCCTAGATAATTTACTTTCTATAGCAGATTTATATAGAGGGTCAGTTATAGCTTTAACATCTTGTTCTGTAATAGTTGTACTTGGTAAATCTATTTCTTTTTCTTGACCATCTGATAAAGATATTACTAATTTATTATTTTGTTTTTTGACCTCAGTTATACTTATACCATTTGCTCCACTTACAGTAGGTATATTTACTTTCTTTTGTGTACCATTAGATAAGTCTATAGTCAACTCTGAGCCTATTACAGAAATATTATCTATACCTACTCCATCATTTCCATTATGACCTTGTAAATTAGGTAAATTTATAGTTTTTACACTATCATCATCTAATTTTATATTTAGATTATTTCCTACAAGAGTTATTTCTTTTATTCCTATACCTTTTTCCCCTTGTAGCCCTTGATTTCCTTTTAATTCCACATAGGTATAATCTGTTTCTGTAGATTTTTTAACACCTAATCTAGTACCTTGCCAATTAAAATCTAAAGATACACCTTGTTCTCCTTGAACACCATTTAAACCATTATCTCCCTTTTGTCCTTTTAAATCTGTATAGGTATAATCAGTGTCTGTTGATTTTTTTATTCCAAGTTGTGTTCCATTCCAAGTGAAGTCTAAACTAACTCCATCTCTACCATTTGTGGTTGATGTTCCACCAGTTGTTCCACTATTAGATGATATTGGTAATTCAAATTCTTTCTTTTGACTATTAGTCAAGGTTATTACTAATTTAGTTCCTATTTTTTCAATATTAGAGATACCTACTCCATTTTCTCCATTTAGACCTTGAGTTCCGTTATCTCCTTTTATAGTAGGTATAGTAAATTTTTTATTTGTACCATTTGATAAGTTTACTGTTAGTTCAGACCCTACACTTGCGATGTTTGTAATTCCTACACCATCATTACCTTTTAATCCTTGTTCTCCTTGTAATATAGGTAAAGTTATTACTTTTATTGACTCATCATCTAATTTTATAGATAAATTATTACCATTTATAGAAATATCTTTTATACCTACACCTTTTTCTCCATTAATTCCTTGAAGTCCTTGAATACCTTGAGAACCTTTTAAATCTACATATGAGTAAGAGCTTTCAGAAGATTTTTTTATACCTAGTTTAGTTCCTTGCCATTCATAATCTAAAGAAGTACCATTATTACCTTGTAAACCTTGAGAACCTGTATCTCCTTTTTGACCTTTCAAAGAATTTAAAAAGTCTACTTCTGTACCTACATTACCTTTTTCTAACCATAAGTCATATGCAGATTTACCTTGTATACCTCTTTGCCCTTGCTCTCCTTTATCCCCTTTTTGACCTTTTAATTCTGTTTTGTGTGTATTAACATAATCTCTAACAGTATTTGTGATTAAAGAAGTTAAATCTAATTCCTTAATAGAATTATCAGACAATGTAAATTTGATTTTAGAGTTATTTAATTCACAATCTTTAAGGAGTACACCTAAAGGAACTTGTGTTTTAACCTTGTTTATGACATCTTCTTTTATCTTTTCTAATTGAGCAGGTGTTAAAGGGTTATTTGTAGAGCTACCAAAACCATTTTTTAAAATATAGTCTAAAATTAGATTACAAGCCTCTACTAAAGGAAGGACTCCCTTATCTGTTCCTGATAGTTGAGTGTATATACTACTCATAGCTTCAGAAGTTGATAACATTGTATTTCCCACTGTATATCCTCCGTTCTTTATTTATATTAAAGCTAGATACATACTATATCTAGCTTTTTCTTTCTTTATCTATATGACTTGCCATTTGTACAGTTAATTCTTGTACCATTTCAGTCAATTTATCCATCTTTGATTCCAAAGTATATAATTGTTTGTTCATTTGAGTTATTTGTATGTCGTGAACATTTGTATCTATTTTGTCTTTAATCATAGATATTAATTCTATCTTTTCTTGTTTCCAATCATTTTTCATTTTTTCTTGTGTAGTTAAAACCCATTTAGTATACCCAATAAATGCTCCTAATATTGTACATAAAATTTTAAACCATTCACTAAAATTTAGTGTTTCCATAATTATTACCTCTCTTTTATAAGCTATTAATAAATGTTATTAAGACTTTTACATAATCATCTATAGATAGTACATTTTCCTTATTGTTAGCAAAGAAAGGCTCTAATAGAATATATATACCTTTAGAGTTGCAGATTCCATACCCTCCTCTATCTTTTTCTGTTTTGATTGGTATTGTACCCATTATATTATGTTTAGGTCTATATTTCTTAATAGCTTCAAAATATTTATCTATAATTTCTTTTGCTTTCTCATTTTTATAATAGTATAAGGCTAATGCTCCATTTGTAGAAGTATCTTCTACTTTAGCAGGAGCATTAAAGTGTAATTCTAAAGCTAGTTTATACTTATCTTTTTCTAAATTAGTTAATAATTCTTTCATTTGAAAAGTATAACTAGGGTGTGGTTTTCTAAATAATATTTTTATATTATATTTTAATTCATTACTCATAGCCAAAACTTTATTTGCTACTTCTAAATTATAATCATATTCAGATTGTTGTAATACATTAGAATAAGCACCCTTAGATACACTATTATGCCCAACTATTAGCACTACTGTTTCTTTTTCCATTATCTAATCTCTCTTATTTGATTTCCATATTTATAGTTCACATAACTTTCACTAAATCTTGAAATTGTTTTAGAACCGAATAAAAACATTATAATAGTATCACATATACCTACTAAGGTATTATCTATAACCATTATAGGTGGTATTTTGTGAGCCATAGCATACCCTAATTCTACGAAGTAATTTACACTAAACATTAATAATAACATAAATAGGAATGAAGGTATAACTAAGTCTTTAATTCTACCTAGTTTATCTATATAATTTCCTCTCTCTTTTAATTCTTCTATTTGTAAATTACCTAGTTTTTCAAGTATTTCTCCTTGTGTCTTTTCGTCTGTAGGTAAAAAAGGTTTAATAATATCTACAATACTATTAAATAATTTTCCACCTAGAAATGATGCTAAAAAATTCATCTAATCTCCTTCTTTCTTTATTTAGATTTATTATACTTATTCCAAGCAAATCTACCAAATAATCTTACACTAAAATAAAATAGATAAGAAACAACCTTATTTACTCTATCTTCTAACATACATTCTAAAAAGATTTCATCACAAATTTTCCTATCTATAAATTGTGTCTTATACAAAAAATCGTGTATAATAGCACTATCTGTCCATTTATGAAAAGGTGGAAAAATACCCCATAAAATTCTAGGAATACTAGCTCCATCTGAAATGAACCCTTTAGGAATTTGAACAGTTATATTCTCTCCTATTTTTCTAGTGTAATTCTCATATATACTTACCTTATTAGTTTTATGTATAACTATTGGTATTGACATTTAATTCTCCTTGTGCAAATAAAAAGAATAGACAACTCTACTAATTGTCTATTCAATATATAACTTTGATATTTTTTATGTCAACTATTTATTAAAATTATATGAATTTATAGCTTGTATTAAATCCATCAATAAATTTTCTGTCTTTTCATAAACTAATAAATTACTACTTAAATCTCTATAAGAGAATCTAATAGCTCTTTTTAAATCCTCAGAAGTTTTAGCATTATTTAGTAAATCTTCTTGAATTTCTAGTTGTAATACTAAATCATAATTAGGGTTTAATAAAGATATTTTTATATAAGGTGTATAATCTAACCCTCTCTCTATTGAATTACATTCTTTAAAAATTCTAACACATTGTATATAATTATAAGTATGTTTTTCTCTTAATTTTTCTAAAATTTCTGTTAAAAAGTTTATTTTTATTTTTTGATGTTTACCAAAGAAATACATAAAATCATAACAATAAGCTCTCTCTAAAGATTTTATCTCTGCTCTATGATTTATAGATGTAGAATATGTATACACATCTAAATTATTAACTTTACAGTATATACTCACTTTATTCTCTTTATATTTATCTCCTTTATATATGAAATCTACTCTTACAGAGTTTTTATCATCTTGACTGACTTTTATTTTTTCTAATAATAACTCTTTATTTAGGTCATTACAACTAGATATAGGTATTTGTAAATCCTTAGTAGCAGTTTTTGTATTTAAAAGCCAATTTACAAATTCTACAAAAGTATTTACTTCAAATAAATTATTATATTCAAATTCTAATTCTACATTGTTAGCTATAGTTCTATATATTGAATCTTTCATAGTTATATCTCTCCTTGTTCTTTAAATTTATTTAAATAAGTATCCAACAACCCTTGTGATTTTAATTTATAGAATTTATTTCTTATAGCAGAAATTGGTCTTTCTAGTAGTAAGGCTATATCTCTATCTCTATATAAGCCCCCAATTTTCAAACCTACCAATTCTATTAAATCTTTGTTTGTCCATCCCTTATTTTTTTTAGTCATTAAATCCTCTGAATATAATTCTCTAGTTTTAAAACCTTCTTTACTACATCTATATTTTATACCATCTTCTATAAAGTAGTATTTATTTTCTTTATCTTTTTTTACTTCTCTAAGTTCTGATACTAATTTTCTATTTTTTAGTATATATGGGTGTTTTTTCTGATACCTACTTATAATACCTTTCCACATACACTCATTACTACAATTTTTTGTTCTCCTATCTTTAGTGTTAGTAACTTGTACTAATTTTCCACATATTTGACAATAGAACTCTCTAATAATTTCTTTTTCCACACATTCCCCTTTCCATTTTTTATCTTATATATCTTATTTAAGCCCTACATAATTTTTTACTGCATTGATTAAATTCATATCCTTAGTATAATAACGAGTTACTTTATAACAATCAGAATAATTATAATTTAATTTATACAATCTATATTTACCATTGACTAAAACAGTTTTATAATATATACTTCTTTCTCCATCCCACACTTTAATAAATACATCAGGTAATTTACCCCAAATATTAAGAATTTTCATTGCTATATTTCAACCCCTTTCTTTCTAATAAAGTTTTCAATAAAACTATACAACTAATAAGAGTAGTATTTTCTTGTTGAGTTTTAATTATATCTGTTAAACCATTTTGCTCCTCTATTGACCATTTTAATGTATATTTTCCGTTATTCTTTACTTTTAAATATATTGTAGCAACTACAGTGTAATTATCATTTATAAGTTGAATTTCAAAGTTTCTATCTTTTTTATAAATTACATATACATTATTACATAAAGTTCTTAAATTATCTACATTTTGATAACTTAAAATGTCAGTTAATTCACTATGATAAGATATTTCACATAAAAATTTAAGTATTCTATTCTTAATTTTTTGAATAGTATTATTTACTTGTAATATGTGATAATATTGTTCATTTTCTTTTTTATCGTTTAAATACACATAATGTACTTCTAACTTATAAGCTAAATTTTTAAATCTAAGCCCACTCTCATCATACCCTATTACTAATTTATCTAATGTTTGTTCTATTATGGCTTCAACTCTCCAATCAGTACCCATAATCTCAAACTTCACATCTTTAAAAGTTAAACCACAATGAGCTAATTCATTTCTTGCTATGAATTTTATATTACTTACAGTATTTTCTCCTAAAGGGTTGAACATCATATACCACCTCCTAAAAATATTTTAAAACCAATTTAATGATTACAAAACCAATAAAACCTATAGTTAAACTTTCTACCTTATCACTATCTTTTTCATACTTTATAAATTTAACTACAGAAAATAAACATAATAAACACCCTATAATCAAACCTAATATTTTAATCTTCATACCTCCTATCTTCACTTTATAGTATTATTATAGCATAATATAAAAATAATGTCAAGTAAAAAATAGGGTATTTCTACCCTATTTTTAATATTATTCTAAATTTATAAATGTATTACTTCCATTTCCTTGAACTTGTGGAAGTTTTCCAT